ACCACCCAGAACGGGTGAAAATTATTAGGCCAGCGCGCAAGTTAGTTTCTGGGTCTAACAACATTTCGCATGATGTAATCAGGCCTGCTTTTTGTAAAAAACTGTTTGCGCCTTTGCACCAAAACCCATTGATTTGCATTAGGCCGTAACTGCCTGTCATTGGGTCTTTGCTGTTGTGCGCAATTGCAATTCCGTTGCTTTCACGTTGAATTACTTTTGCCAAAGTTGCGTATTCCTGAACAGGCCAGCCAAGGTTGACGGCCAGCGCTGCAAACTGTTCTGCCGCGGTTGCGTAGGGGTCAATGAACAGGGTGCTGGAAGTCGTAGTGGTCGGCTCAATCAGGTATGGGGCTAGTTCAATGGTTCGGCTAGGTTGCCCTGATTCGCTGTTTACAGGCCCTAGGGCGAGGGTAAACCCCCATAGTGCTGTAATCAGGCTTGCAATTATTTTGGGGGCTGTAAATGTCACATTTTCTCCAATTGGTACGGAACGCCCCAACTACCTTGAACGTTCTTGAATGCAAGTTGCGAATGCAACACGCGGCCGTTTTCGGGGTCACGGAAAATCTGCACCATGCACTGTTGCCCGTCATCAAGTGAAGTTAGAAAAACTTCGTAGTGGTAGGTCTTGTGATCCATGGTTTGTGTCCTTTCGTCGGTGCATCCACCGTAGGCAAACCATCAGGTCATTGCAAGGATTTCGCTTCTTTCCATTGCAGTACAAGGGCTGGAACACGGTCGCCTGTGTAGTAGTTGACGTGCCAAGGTTCGGAATCCAGTTCCCAAGTGAAGCCGTACAGCGCGGCGGTCTCTGCCATAAATGCCAAACGTTCCCCTGACGCTTCGCTCACGTCAACAGACAAACCAAGATTGTGATTCGACTTTCCAGGTTGCGCAATAGGTGCTTTCCCTTTTTTTAGATACCAGTTTTTGCCCTGATACACCCGGGGTTTAACATTCTCAATTGGAACTAATTGCATGCGATCATTCCATGCGATTGTTTGTGTTGCTAACGAACGATAAGTGTCAGCTGCGCTTGTTGGCTTAAACGTTTTGATGCCATCGGCGAACGCTCGATCACGCCAAGCCATCCATGCTTGCGCTGCTAACAAATGCAGTTTGCCGTAAGGCTTTACCTCAGCCAGCAAGTTGATTGGCATTTCTCCTGGCGTTACATGTTGCAACGTGGCAGGCAAAATGATTTTGTGTTTATGCGGTACGGCCACGACCGAAAGCCAAATCCTTTGGGTTCACATAACGCAACAGAACTGGCACAAGCGCGGCCAGCGCTGCTTTGCCAAGGTCGGATGGGTTTGTGTTGCCTGTGGAATAAACAGCAATAACGGCTGCGACCACTGAACGGCCGTAACTTGCCAACATTGCTTTGTCACTCTGTTTCATGTGTTTTCTCCTTGGGTTTAGATTTTAGACCATTTGAAGCAACAAGACCTGACAACGTTCCAGTCATGAACACAGTCAAAGTAGATAGCAGGTCTATGAATGCCGAGTCATTGGGCGATTGATGCCCGATCGGCTGTGTGACAAACATGAGTGCGTAGACAAAACCAAGCACGGTAATTGCAAAAACGCTGGCAAGAATGATTCCGACAATCACGATCAGTCGAGCGTGTAACTCCTCGGGTTTAAGGCGTGGTCTCATAAATCAAATCCCGTGTGCATGTTCCAGATGGGTTGCAGATCGGTGGTTCGCATTCAGGCTTTTGCCAGTTGTTTGGGTCTTGGCATGGGTAGCGATATGAACCGTCATAACTACACCCAGAACATCCCCACACGACAACCGCTATTAGCGCGAAGTAGCCAATGAGGTAGCGCCAGCGCATTACTTAGTGGCTGGTTCGGGTATTGCTGCCCATTGGGCATCCATCGTCGCTTGTGTCGGTTTTGGTGACGGGTCAAGCCAATCAATGCCGTCGTACTCTGTGCCGTAAATTGCCCATAGAAAACCTTTGTAATCGGTTTCTAAAACGATTTCGTAGTTTGTTGGGCCGGTCATGCTGAAATCTCCATCAAGATAATTGAACCAAAAGAGTTTTCGCGGTTTGCATAAATGACCGTCGAAGCAGAGTTTGTCTTCATTCCTAATGTGTAGGTTTGCGCCGATGTGGTATTCGGACTATCAAGTTTGATTATGCTTTGCGAAACGCCCGAGTTGCTACTTGTGAAAGTAAGCATTTGGGCGATGTTAGTTCCAGCAACGGTTCCTCTAAATAACGCAGAAACTTGACCGCTAAAAACGCTTCCATCAGTACCTAAAACAGAAGTTGCAATAACCAACACTTTGCTACTAGTGCTACTTGGTGTAATTGATGCTGATAGTCCAGTAGTGACAAATGCTGTACTGGTTGAAGATACTGCGGTGGATGTTGTGCCTTCAACGACCTGCAAAATTCGAAACGCGCCACGCAAATTATTTAATTGTGCGGCCTCTAGCACGTCGCCTGATACGAACGTGGCTGGAAGTGTGGTTGGTGTAGCCATAGTTTTTCCTATCCTAAGACATTTTCGGTGTCAAGTGTGCCATAGATCGGGTCGTCAAGTATCAATTCAAACACAATGGTTGTGGGGGCGGTACTAATTAACACCCTGTGGCCTGAACTTAAATCTAGATAATGCTCGATCCCTTCCACGGACAGTTCCTGGGCAAGTTGTGTTGTCCCCGTACCGCTCGGAAAGGTTTTTTCAATTGTGATCGTGTCGCCAATTTCAATGACTGCCACAGTGTCGCGCTGGGCGGTGCTTAAGGCCATAAACGCTGTTTCAACTGAAGTAAATCTGGCTTCAGGATCACCGTTCAACAGGTAACTGGCGGCGGTGTCAATGGCGGTTTGTTCGTGTAGCAGGCTGTTTGTAATGCTTGACGTTTGAATGAAGTAGGTCGCAATTGATGTTGCATCGTCAGCAGTTGCAGTGTTGCCATTCAATCCAGTTACGACAGATCGGTTAATTACAGCGTCGGCTTCAAATGAAATACCCAATCCGTTGTAAGGGATATTTGTTCCGTCGTCGTGAAAGTCGGCAACAGCGGCAGAAAGGGTTGCACCGATTCGCTCTTGAAATGTGAACACGCCTTCACGGGACATGAACACGCGCCCGAATTCTGCTGTGTCGTTTACTTGCGAAACATAGGACAACACGTTTGTTCCAGCTGCGACCGTGTATGCGGCAGCATGGCCAAGGTTGACTGTGCCTGTTGCAATGTCTCGACTAGCACCTGTAGGGAAATCCACCTCGGGCAGGCTCAAAACGGTGTTCAATCGCGCACCCGATAGTTCTGCTGATGGATTAAATTCGTCTAAATAGGTTTGCGACAGCAAATAGAACTGATCCGCGCAATACACAGTGACCGTGTCCAAACCGCCCAACGCAAAGTTGTAGTCATAATTGATGACGAAACCACGAAAGAGCAGTTCTGGGTTGTCGGCGTTGTCGTATCGAATCAGTTTGACTTCGCGCATTGGGGCAAGCCCCGGCACGTTTTGGTTGCTGTCAAAAAATGGGCTGTTCTCATCAAACGGATTAAAAATCCCTGAAACATCCAAAATTTCAAATGACATTGTTCCTGCGCTGAATGTGTCGCCAATGTCGCGACGACCGCGCTTTACGCTGATTGATTGTGTTGATTCAATTACCGACGCAAATTGTGTTGTCCCGTCAAGCACATAGTCTGGATTATCTAAAACACCTTTTAATGCGTTATCTAACGTAAAGCCGTCAACAACAAAACCTGCGTCAATTTGTAGGTCATAGTTGCCAGCGTTGACAACTGGAAAGCCAGCCATCAGGCAATGTTCAGGGCAAGCGGCCCTGCACTCCTTGAATATGCGCGCAAAGCGTTCACGACCGATTGACCGATTTCGGCGCTAGTTGCCAGACCGCCAGTGACGTTGATGTTCACGTCGCCACCGCCGCCAGCATTCATTTTGGATAATGGCACTACTGCTTCAGGGCCTGCTTCGCCAATCAGCGCTAGCGTCGGTTTGTTGACTATTCCGCCTTCAGCCAGGGCAGGAATACCGCCAAGGTTTGCCACAATCTTGTTTACGCGCTCGGTAATCACAACATCAATGTTGACGGTGCGCTTCAATTTGGCAGCGATCGCATCCATTTTTGTCATCAGTTTTGGTGTCAGTTTGTCCAGTTCGCTTTGAATGCCGTTCACCACGGCTGTCGCGCTGTCAATGCCTGCCTGATACCACTTGGCGGCTGCATTCAAACCAACCTTGGCGGCAGCGGCGTTTGCAGAGTCCACAAGCGCGTTTGTTTCGTCAATGGCAGCCTGACCACCTGCGATCAACTGATCAGCAATGGCTGTTCCTGCTTCCGCGCCTGATGCCAAAACTTGGGCCAGTGCGTCTTGAGAAAGGTTCTTGTCAAGTAACGCCTGAATCTTGGCTGCATAGCCCACGACCCCTGCAACTTGGCTTCGTAGACCGTCTAGGAATCCTTTGCCTGTTTCTGCGCCTGCTTCTTGTGCGTCAGCGAAACTAAACGCCGATTTGATGCTGTCGGAAACTGACGTGGCAAAGTCTGTAAACGCTGTTTTGGCATCAATCAAAGCGTCGTTAGCATCATCAAGTGCTTCGCCTAGTTTGTCCTTAAATGCGGCAGCAAATGATTCGACTTCTTTTTTTGCACCGCCAACTGCTTGTTCTTGATCACGCAATGTTTTATTAAATATGCCAGCCTCATCAGACAAACGCATTGTTTGTTGCGCGCTACGACGTAATTCATTATTCCAAGCACCTGTTTCCGGGCCTGCGCCTTCCATTATCTGCCTTAAATAAGTCAATGAGCGCGCTGCACCAAGAATTGGACTGGTCATCCTGCTTAGCGTTTTTACAAACGCATTAAGTTTTGAATCGGCTTCACCTGTTGGCGTAGGTATTTTCTTTAATGCGTCAATAAGAAACAAAATGTTTTTGGTTGCACCCTCGGCATTTTTTAGAAATGCGTTACCAATGGCAACCTGTATGTCCTCAAACGTTGCTTTTAATGTGCGTTGGCTGTTTGCCAAGCCATCGCTAGTGCGCATAAAGTCGCCCTGTGCGTCACCTGTTTGTTTGTAAATTGCTGACTGTGCAGCCAAAACTTTTTGCTGGGCGGTTAACGCGCCTTTGCCGTCATAGATGCCAAGGGTTAAAGCCTCTTGACGCAGCACCGCATCGTTAAGCAAAACGCCGTATCGACGCAACGGTTCGGATTCACCACGCAACGCCGCGCCAATAGCCAGCACGGCTTCCTCTGGGCTTGTGTTGTTAAAGGATGCCAGGTCGGTTGACAGGGTCACGAAATCGGTTGTAAACGTGGCCAGATCCTCGCCAGCCAGTCCAGCTGCTTTGCCGAATGTGCCGAACGCGCCAGCCGCATCAAGGACAGATTGTTTTGATTGGCCGAGGTCTCGCGCTGCGTTGTTTGCAAAATCTTTAATGGTCTTTGATGCGCGACCGAATACGACGTTTACTTTGCTTGTTGCTTCTTGAAAATCTGATGCCGCTTGAATGGCTGGGGCAATAACTCTTGTGATTGTGCCGATGGCGGCAGCGGCTGGCAAAACCGCGCGTTGCAACAGGAACATCGCTTTTGATCCGCTGGTCTGCAAAGACGCAAATTCGGCTTGGGCTTGTTTGATGCCTTTCGGATTGAATTCCGAAATAATTGGAATTTTAATTGCCATCAGTTACCAAGTTTCTATTCACGTCGCGCATAACATCGCCGACCAAGTCAACCACAGCGCCTTGGATCTGTATTGCATTTGATTCGTACGCTGGCCACATCGCCCGGGATGCACCGCCATATCCTTTGCTCATCAAGTTTTGAACAAACTGGGATGATGCGTTGTTGCGACCTGCGATGTCAAAGATCGAACCCCAGCCTGTGCGTTGTTGAATAACAAAAACAGCAACTTCATCAGTTCTGCCTTTGCGCGTGTTGATTTTTGCAATCACACCTTTTTTGACTAGGCCACCATCCCAGCCGCCTAAACGTGCGTGAGGGCGCGCCATGTGTGACAAAGGCGCTTCCGATGGGAACTTGGCTTTTGCCTGTGTAATAACAGGCTTCACAATGTCTTTGTAGCGCTTCGTGTATTCGCGACGCAGTTTGGGATTGATCTTGTTCAGTTCTTTAAGTGCCGACTGTATGCCGTACACGTTCACTGAAGTTGTAAGGCTCATCGCTTTTTATCCTTTGACTGGTCATTCAAAACACTAATGACGGTCAGCAGGTCGCGTGTGTCAAATTCTATGTGCGGCGGAAAATACCCTGTTGACACCAACAGTTCGGCTAGTTGCCTTCGGTAAGTTCCGCGCCCGTAGGGTTTGGGTTTGTTTGATCCACCGCTTCAATTTCCATGTCTGGATGGTTGTCCAGCCATTGCTTGGCAGTTGGCTCGATCTTTTGACCGCTTAACTTCAACATGAAGTGCGCCCAAAAAACCATGTCTGTAATGCCGATTCCTCGGCCGTCAGACACTTTGCGGTTTTCTTGCTTTTCCCATTCCGCGATGCACAACAGGTTTGTTGATACTTCGTGAACCTGACCGTTTGGTGTCGGGGTGATCTTTAGTTTGATTTTCACTTTGTCTCCTTGTGTCGGGCCAAGTGATGGCCGTTATCAGCTGACGCTTAGCGCGCCGCCTGTGAATGCAAGATCAACCGTTGACAGTTCGCCCAACGCTCCGTTGATTACTGGCATTGATTCAAGGTAGCAATCAGCCAGGGTGAACACCTTGGTTACTGCGCCTTCAATGACAGTTGCAACAACTGTTGTGCGTGTGCCGACTAGTGATGCCAAAGTTTGGTAGGTCTCGCTCGCTGCGTACGACTGGAACAAGGTCATCGTACATTCGTTATTGTACAACCCGCCCGTGTAGGTGCGGCCTGTATCGGCCAGAGTCGTTTTATCAAGACTCTCGCGCAACTGGGTGAACACAATGCCTGTGCATTGATCGACGAGACTGATCGAATTGACCGTGAGGGCGGACAAATTCGAGAGATAAGTGGTTGTTGCCATGTGGGTTTACTCCTTTGGTTCTTTCTTGATAGTAGATGATTTTTTGACTGTGTCGGTGGATTGCTCAACGATGAAACCGCCATCAATTAGGGCTTGGATGTTGATCCCCTGACTTGGGATAAATTCGTCGCCGACCGTTCCAACTTTGACTGAATTGATGATGTATTTCACAGATTGCTCGCTTCCATGTTGATAATGACTTCATAGCAAGGGTACAACGCGCCACCAATCTCAATGGATGATGGGCGACCTTCGGTGATGGCCACGTTCTTTCCAAGTAACTGTGCGGTCATGTTTAGCAATTTGCGTTGCGCGTCAAGGTTGAACGGCCCCGGCACGATCAGTTGAATTGGGAATTGCAACTGGATTCGTTTGTTTGTCATCAACGGGGTTGTAAACGATGGGGCATTGATAAATGCACACGGGGGTTGCATATTCCGTGGATCCGTAACAATTGTGATGGCTGGGGAAATCGTGCCAAGTGTTGCTGCCAGATCATCCACCGCTTTGTTTAGTAAGTCGGTGTAAGCGGTAGGCATTAGGCCACCTGGGCGCGTGAGATACCGACCAACTGCATCACCATTGCTGACAATGCAACAGGGGGTTGGCTTCCCATGTCGTTAAACGAACTGAAAGCGTCAACAGATCCGCGTTGACGGTAAAGCGCGCCGCCGTACATGATCGTTCCTAGTTTCACATCTTGCGATGGAACTGTGGTGAGGCTGTCGCCTGTGTAACCGCTTTCCTGTCGCCTGCGCCAAATGAAACTGTTTGCAGCTGACGCACAGATAGTTAGGAACGCTTGATCGCCAGCCGTCGCTGTGGCCAGATACAACCAATCGGAAATGTCGTTTGCTGTAATCCATGTGCAGGTTTGGGTATAAACCACACTGCCAGTCGATGCGGCGCGATCGACGTTTGATCCTGTGCAGGCGTACAGCACCTGATTTGGAATGGAAGTGAATTCGTCAAACGTCAAATCGCCTTCGCTGTCAATGCCTGTAAACAGGTACTGGGGGCAGTCGTAAACAACAAACGTTCCCGAGAATGGCGCAGAAATTCCGCTGACAGTGATGGACTGGCCGACTTCAATTTCCGTTGGGGTCAGTAATTGAAGTACGGCGTAGTTGTCCAGTAACTGCTTATGTGTGACCGAATATGTAGCCATGGCGGTTAGGCCGCCTTTCTACTAAGCGACGGTAATTGCTTGAACGAACTGGCTACCTGCAACCGCTGATGGGTTCTGGGCATCCTGAACGAATGTTGCAAAGTAACCGTAGTAAGAGAACGTGCGAGCCAAGAGGTCTGGCACTTCAACCGAGCGCATGCCCTGTTGTGCTTCGTACAGTTCAATTGCAGGGCCGTGAACAACAAGCATTGTGTTTGATGCTGCGTTTCCGTCAACAACGATTTCCAAACCAAGCGGATTCATTCCCGACCATGAAGTTGCATTGCCAGCGCCAAGGGTATTCTGACCCATCAGGCCAGGTGCACCAATTGCTGGGAACAATGGTCGCTTGCTGTCATCCAACTGTGCGCCAAGTTTTGCCCATACGTTTGGCGAAACAACCAAGTGGGTAGGGAACAAGTTTGTACTTGATGAAATGTTTTCTGCACAACCGTAAATTGCATTCATCAACGATGTTGCATCGCCAGCGGTAACAGTCCAAGTGAACCCTGAAGCCTGTTTCTGTGAAACGATGTAGTCAATAGCAATGTTGTCGGTCTGCTTCAAGTACTGGCCAGCAAGGTCATTCAAGATGACGTTCATTGCTGCAGGATCGGTAAAGTCCATTGTTTGTTGGGCGATCTGGATCGACCCGGCGACCGTTTGCCGACTGACCGAATTCGCTGCAAGAACCATTGTCTGTGAAGTGACTGCTGTTCCCTGTGTTGACTGAACGCCAGCTGCGGTTGGTGTGGTGATGCTTGGGCGCGTGAATGAAATTCCGCTTCCCTGTGGCATTGCGCGTGTACCAAATGCTGCGACAGTTGGGCGAAGGAAGTTGTAGTTCTGGAACACTGGCCCCAAAACTGGAACTGGCAAGAGACCAGGGGTGTCGCTGGTCAAATCCTGCGATACCGCTTCAATTGCTGATTGATTTTTGCGCGCTGCATCGTGAAATGCTGCGTTGACTTTGCGGAAAGTGTCGCCGCCAATGTGCATTGCAGCAAGGTATTCACCTGCTGATGGCATACGGAATTCACGCTTTGATTCAGCAAATACAACTGGGGAAGTTGGGATTGCTGCTTCGATTGGGGTTGCTTCGGACATGGTTTCTTTCTCCTGTTCTGGAACTTCTATTTGAATATTAGTGATTTCGGTTTCTACTTGTGGGATACTCTCGCCCTCGCTTGCGGCGACCTGTGTGATGACTGCATCAGCAAATGCTGGGCGGCCAGTGACTAGCGACAATTCGATCCATTCGGCAGCCTGGACAACCATTGTTCCGTCGTCTTTGATCTTAAACTTCACGGGATTTACCCCAACAGAGACTGAATCAATGACCCCATCAAGGCTTAGTTGTAGCGCTTCCTCGGCGCGTGAAGTCTTGCTGAAACGTGCAGAAAACATCATGCCTTCGCTGGTTTCTACGCGCTCGGTGACAATGCCAACGGCCTGTTCAGAATCGTGGTTCACATACAGTTTTGGTGCTTTGCCATCGGTTGGCAGACTGCCTGCTTCAAAAATGACT